CAGCTCTATCTAATCGCCCAGCGGGTTTCTCATACTTAATGTAATTTTCCTGCGAATTAAGAAACTCGGCAGTTACCACACTACGATCAGGCCCACCAACCGTTCCATACATCCACGCATAAAGTTCGCGCCAGGCACGAAATTCTTCATCCACTAAAAATGATATCGTCAACGGATCATACGTCAATCGATCCGGTAGATGTTTTGTACTGATACCCGGTGTAGCTATAACTGCGGTACGAGTCGATACTGTAGGGAGATTTACTTCTTGAATTACGTATGTCGTCATGGGCAGTCGTGCAAACCGCATCACATGACTAAGAGCGTCGGCGGGAAATAAATTGAATGTATCAGACGGAATAGAGAGAGTGCTCATAAAAGTATTTAGGTAAGCAATAAAAAGAAAAGGGCAGGATTGCTCCTGCCCCTCTCTTCCAAAAGTGTTCTATTACTAGAACAGATTTGCCACCTTTACTTTTCTGTAGTACTGATTCACGTTCGCTTCAATCGAACCGTTCGACTGACCTGCTGTGCCCTTCGAGAACGGGTTCGAGACTAGCGCGTAGCGAGTCTTGAATCCAATCTTCGGCACAAACGAGTTGGGATCAACCGCACGATACATCTGGAGCGGCACGTACGGGCAATAGAACAGACCCGCATCGTAGGGTGACGTACCCTTATAACCGACCACGAAGTATTCCGTTGTTGCACCATTCGGAGCATACGGATCGACGAACACCTTGTAACGTCCCATCAAGGTACCCGCAAACGTGTTGCCCGCGTCATCTACGTCCAAGTTCGATTGTAACGCCGGAGTGTAATCTAACACACCCGCCGAGACGAGAGCTGACGCCACGTCCGATGAGGTGATGATGATGTTACCACGGCCACGACGAGTCTGCTTCGCAATCGCGTTCGATTCGCGCTCGATCTGGAAGAACAATCCCTTGAACTTCTCGACTGACCAACGACCATTACTGTCCACATCGAGGTCGAAGGTACCAGCGGTAGCTGTCTGCGCTGCACCGTTGGCTGCCGCATAACCGATATTACGCACCACTTCACGGTTGACTTCCGCAAGGATTTCAGCCGAGAGAATGTTTGCGAGTTCCGATTCTGCGTCGAGATTGTGAATTGCCTTCAAGTCCTGCGCGATTTCCACCGAGTACTCGGCCTTGAGCGCACGTGTCACAGCGGTCGCTGTAACCTTCTCAATGCTGAATGCCATCTGTGGAATAGCGTTGGTCGCTTCAAGCCCGCCGGTCGCATTGGCGACACCAAGTGACTCACCAAACGCGGTGTTAGCACCCGATGAAGTACCGAACGACGCAGAGAACGGGTTGGCGTTCGCACTATGTGTACCACCCTGACCCGCTGCTGACCATGCCGTGTTGGCTTCCTGATATAGTGCCTCGTCACCGGACTGCGAACCGTAACGTGAGCGCATCGCGAAGATGAGTCCGGTCGGGCCGTTCATCGGCTGCACACCGCACACATCGTACGCAATGAGGTTCGGCATCGAACGACGCACTAACGCGATCAGAATCGGGTCAAATCCAGCGACCGGTCCTGTAGCCGTGGCGCCAGCACCGAAACCACCAGTACCCGCGGCCATTGCGGGAACTGTTTCCGTAAGGAATTCACCGGACGAACCGGCAGCCCTACGAGCTTCACGCTCTTGATTTTCAAGCACAACTGCCGTCACTGCGCGACGGTACTCGTCCTTGATCTTGGGCATACCCTTATGATCGAGCAGGGGCGCCCATTTCTTTTCTAACTGACTCTTAAGAATAGACATGTAACTTCTCCTAATAAATGAACTAGTGATTAATAAACTGAGCGTTTATGATCGCCCTGTGAGACGATCCACAATTTTTGTGTAGGTATCCACACTCGAATTGGTTGATGGCTTCGTCTCAAAAAGTGGAGCAGCAGCGGGCTCATTACTCGGTCGCTCAACCGATTTCGTGGCCCTAAAGTACTGATCCCGCAGAGCAATCAAATCCTTCTTGAACTCTTTCGTTCCTGTAAACTTCACGGTATTTGCACGTTCCACAAATGCACCGCGATCCGCTGCGGTCACCGCACCTGCGGCTTCTGCAATCAATCGCGACTTGTGTTCCTTCTTTAATGCAATTCGTTCACGCTTCACCGCAGCTTTTGCCTCAGTATGCAGCTTCACATTCTGCGCTTCTGCATTCTTTAACTTTGTCTTCAATGATTTCACATTCTTTGCTAATGCTTCTACTACATTTATCTTTGACTTAGGCACCTCAACGTAGTGCTCTACGAAGAGTTTCTGAAGTCCGGTAATAAAGCTATCCGTGAGACGATTCCGCAGTTGACTCTGAAGCGCAATCTTGTTGTCCTTGATCCACTGCTCGACCACATACGACATATATTGGTCAATCTGTTTCGAAGCTTTTTCTTCATGCTGCTTCTTTGCCTCATCAAATCGTGCTTGATACACATCACGGAATTGTTCACCGATTTGCTTGGCTACAGAGCGCACGGCACTCTCGAATAAAACACGAGACTGACGTTTATCCTCTTCAGTCAGCACGGTATTATTTTCAAAGAGTCGCTTGGCTTCGTTCATCTTGAACGAAATCTTTAATTTTCCTTCAGCCATCGACTTCGCAGGTTCCTTCTTCTCTTCGTCGTCGCCGTTTTCTTCCGCGACAGCATCCTTCTTCTCTTCATCCTCGGCGCCGTCGCCGTTTTCTTCCGCAACAGCATCCTTCTTCTCTTCGTCGTCGCCGTCGCCGTTTTCTTCCGCGACAGCATCCTTCTTCTCTTCATCCTCGGCGCCGTCGCCGTTTTCTTCCGCAACAGCATCCTTCTTCTCTTCGTCGTCGCCGTTTTCTTCCGCGACAGCATCCTTCTTCTCTTCGTCGTCGCCGTCGCCGTTTTCTTCTTGTGTAACGGCGCACTCAACCTTCATGTCATCCTCATCTTCATCCTTCCATACCGCGTCATCTTCTTCTGGTGTGAACTCACTATCTTCATCCTCATCAGAAGTTTCCTCTTCGTCGCCGGAAAGTTCAACTACTTCACTATCTTCATCATCAACTAGATCAGACAGATCAAGGTCAAGTGTTTCGTCTTCAGAATCATCTGCGTCATCTTCTTCCGTATCAGCTTCGGTACGCATTTCATCGTCGGCCTTGAGGTCTGTTATCTCCGTATCGGCTTCAGTATGCAATTCATCAGCGGTTTTAGGTTTATCTTCTTCATTGTTTTCTTCTGCAACGGCATCTTTCTTTTCGTCGTCCTTTTTATTCGCATCCTCTTCAGCTTCCTTAAGAGGATTACTATCATCAGCACCGGGTAATTCAGTGGTTTCTGTAAGCGGTAATGAATCCGGCGACACACCAACAGTCGCATCAAATCTGAAATTGGCGTAATTTGCGGTTGACCATTCTGCTTCAGGTTCACCGATTTCTTGAGCCTTAGGCGTAGCTTGCTGTTCAGCATTCTCAGTTGATAATAACTTCTCTGGTGTTGCCATATAATCCTCGCTTAAAAGGTAAACAACGCTAATGGTTATTTAGCTTTACCGTATGTTTGACTGAACCCCACGGCGCAGTGCCGTTAGGAATTGACTAAACGATTCTACTAGTGCAGCCGACCGCTCCGTTGTCGAAATTGTCGGCTGATGGACATTTTCAACAGTTTGTACAACTTGCTCTAATGTACATTCCTTTAACACACCACTTTCCCACACCCATGCCTTTCCTTCCATCACTCCACGTACAAATGCATCAGGCGCAGAAGGGTCGGCGACGATATCCACTGTTGAAAAGTAGAAATCGTCCTGAACTTCCATGATGCCATTATCCGCATCACGTAGTGATCCCAAGCCTCGTGACGATACTCCCAATTCTGCTCCTTCATCAATTAGAGCTTTAACGATGTTCCCCATTGGTGTATGCACCATGACCTTTGCTTTTCCCATGAAATTATCCCCGTCTTGGGTTAGCTCAGTAATCATATGGGACACTCGATCTAAATTAATTGTCGGACTGTCGGGATGACCTAACTCTCCGAATGCCCGCTTACGATCAATGTGTTCTTTTTGGTATCGCTGCATTTCTCGTTGAAGGGTGGCCGTTGGATAGACACGACCATTTTGGTTCTTTTTATTGCCTTGCATGAAGATTCCTTCAATGAAGTAATTCATGGCAGAACCAGTTTCGGCTGTTTCAATCAACGCACGAACATCATTAACTGTTTCGGTAATAAGTTTGAGCGCCATATTAGAACCGTCCTAAGACATTCCGCTGGAGATACGGCTGTGCGTATCCACTGTATTTGTTGACATCTAAAATAAT